AGCCTTCAACGATAGCCTGAGTAAGAGCCTCCAAACTAATAAGGTCTCCAAGGTATTCCTCTACATATCCCCTACCATAATCTTCTCCATCAATCTTAGAGAATCGAAGAGGTATGTAGGGTAGTTTGTCCTTGGGAAAAGAGCCCATAGAACTCTCAATCAAGTTACCTTTAATCTCTTGATGGACGTGCCACTTATCATTAACCAACTCCACACAAGTAAACAAATCACAGTTCTTTCCTGTGGTTTCTCCGTCGAGGTGACCTGCTGCTGCTTTTAGCTCGTCGCTGAGGGTGTTGTAGTTTAGAGTTTCCCTAGTGATAATTTTAAGAGGGTTACCCATTGGGTCGCGACTGACCACGTAACGGTCTAAGTGAAATACCCTGAGACCTCCCTCTGGTGGGATATACAGGAGAGAGTTTCCCGTGATGATGAGATTCTTAAGAGCCTCATGGACGCCAACACGATAGGATTGACGGCTGATTTCTTCCATCACGGAGTCCTCTACGCTTTGTAGCGCCGACTCCATCTCTGTGATGATTTCTTGGGTAGCTCCTTCAGCACGGAGCTTAGGCTCGTCGAAGTTGAGCCGGAAAAAAGGGGCATTAGGAGCCAATAAGGCTAGTAGTAGCTTAGATGCTAAGTTGTTGACCCCTCTTGCTCCAATGCCCTGAAATGGTGTATATAACCGTGAGTGTGAATTGTGGCCATCTTCTGGCATCACATACGGTAAAGTTAGTTTAGACGCTTCTCTTGCCCGGTCGATAAAGGGCTGGCGTTCGCTTTCTAAGGCGTTATAGCGTGATTCTGCGGAGGTGTTCATTAAGAAATAGATTTTGTTTGCTTATATTTCCTCGGTTATTTGAGGCTTTATCGACAGCCATTCAAGTTCAGTAACAATGGAAACGTCTCCTGACTCAATGTATGAGGACAGAGCGTCGAGGTCTTCTGCGGTCACTTTCCAAGTCGATATCTGGAGCATTAGTTGACCACTACCGTCGGTGGTAGTCATTAATTCCTCGGCTGGTGGAAGACCGCGAAGGGTAGAGGCTTTAGCTCCCCCGATTGGATAGCCTCTTGACTCGTCAACGTATCCAGAGAGGGCTGGGTAAGCTTCTGGAGTAGCAAGGAAGAAAAACGAACCTGAGTCTAACTGGTCTTGCTCTAGTTCAGTGAGGGGAGTTTCTAAAATATTTTCGTCACTCATTATTTTACGTGGTCATACATTTTAGATGATTCGGAAGCAGAAAGAACGCGGTCGAAAAGATAAATTTGCTCAACGTCAATAGCGGCTTGACCACTTAGAGACCCCGCACCAATACGGAATTTATTAGCGTTTAAAGAATACGCCCTGCTATCTGTTTGAAGGGAAGCATTGTCTATTTTTGAAAAATGAGCACCATCAGAGATACTGATTTCCGCAACAATCGTTCCGTTGTCATCGTTCCATTTACCAGATTGGGACATAACAGTAGTGGCGATAAATGTCCTACCGCTTGTGCCTGTAGTTCCGTTACCAGCATAAAGGATAGCCGCGTTGGACAGCCAATGGTCGGTGCGATACAAAGCTAGGGTCGTAGGTGATGTGTTACCGAATGTGTCGCCGTTCACGGCAAACTTAATAAACGCATGCGATGTGTTTAGGTCTGAGCTTAAACTGTTACCAATGTAATCATTCGAACCGTCGAATCGGACTACAGGACGGCGAATAATGGTTGCGGGGTCGAGACCTGATTTGTTGATACTAACCGTTTGCCCTGTTGAGCAGGTAAACGACGAGGCTTTGTGGTCGCCGTCGGACATATCCAAATCAAGCGTCACAGTCGAATCGGCTGTGATTTTTAGCGTCTGGAATGAACAGTCGGCGTAGTTCTGATTACCAGAACGCCAACGACCTATACTCAACTCCTGACCTGAGCCGGAAGCTAAAGCTCCCACTGAACCGACCGTGCTGGAGCCTAACGAGACAAACGAGCCGTCGTGGTCCTTGTAGAATATCTCTGTGGAGGCATCTGTTCCATCTCTAGTGATTTTGATGACGGTCTCCAGAGGTGCGTCGGTTGGAATAGCATTCGGAGTCATGTAATTGGCAGCCGTTCCCAAATAAATTTGAATTTTTCCGGTGTTCCTCTGCCAAACCATGAGCGACGCGGGATACTGGTCGATGAGAGAATGAGTTCCAGACGGTCTCCAAGTTCGCACTTTAACACCAATCAGAACCTCTGTCTGAGTTCCAAGGTTTACCCCTGCTGCGAGTGATGCGTAGTTCCCAGTCACTCCCGGTAAATACAAATGACCGTCAGCAAGTGGGACATGTGCGCGAGGTTGATAAGAAGACGTAGTCTGAGTGGCGTTTACTCCTCCGGTTACTTTGTTTTCAAGAGTCGCGACAAGGTCTAAATTTGCCGCTGCCCCGTCACCAGCGGCGAGCATCGAGGTTTTGGTGTCAAACGCCAAAATCGGGTTTAAGGACAGAGGGTCAAATCCCCCGCCTGTGAGACCAGAAGATGTAGGTCTAGCAACAGCCGTTGTAAGGGGCGCGGTGTTAGAACCAGCGGGGAACTGAAACATGATTAGTAAGCTTTGTTTTCGACAACAGGTTTTACTTCAACAACAACATCAAGGGCTGACCCCCCTCCGCTACTGACGTTTACTCGGACTTTAGAGGCAGAGGTGGTGAAAAGAACTGCTCCGTTGGCTGTAAAAGAAGCGTCAGAACCGATATCAACCCAAGTTGAACCGATTTTATGCTGTAGTTTAACTGTCTGACTTAGGAAGTTACCTCCTGCGACAGCAAACATTCCTGTAGAACCGTTCCAGTCGATTTCAGTGTTTGAATCCTGTTCCGGGTTTGTGATTGTTTTTCCGTAATAACTCATAGTGTTTAATAGGGTGAGGCTCCGCTTCCGGCTGCTCCCATTTTAGGAGACGTCCTGTTTATAAGAAGAGAGCGTTGTCCTCCTCGACGTTGACTCTCTTTTCGGGTCTTACGCGCAGTAGATTCTACTTTTTTTACTTTCTGCATGGGCCTTGGTGGAGGCGTGGGAGAAGGAGGTGGAGGAGGCGGGGAAGGAGTCGAGCCGAGACACATGGTTTATAGGAGTTGATGTTAATTATCTGGGATGGATGTTAGCGAGTTTTCTCGTTGTTCTTTTTGTTTGAATTCTAGAAACGAAACTACTGACCGCGCCCCTGCATGATAGTCCATTTCTCTTAAACTATAGTCAAGACCAAAGTCTCGCTTTGGGAACCTATCCTTCAAGGCGTTGAGCAATTTGTTGCTAATTGGGGGAAATTGGTTTTCCTGTTTCATATATACCTAACCTATGGTTGCTTGTGTCTGTCGTCTTGTAAAGTGCCACAATGAGCAGCGTCTATGAGAATGTTTGCCGAACAAATAACATGAGCTAAATGACTTCTACCAGACTCTTGGTCTAGGTCTTCCCCGTCTCGCCACTTATTAAGATGTCTCATGATGGCTGAAATGTAGGTCGTTGCGCAAACTCCTGTGTCTCTCCAGTTGTAAGGCCCATACTTTTCAGCCCCAAGCTTATGCGCCCATGCGGTTTCTTCTAGGGCAACCGGGGGTAATAGGTGCATGGGAGTTTTCAGAGCACCAGCAGCTCCCTTGGGGTCGTTTACTTTAGAGGCGTCCACAGTGTTATCTCTTTCGTTTTTTCGTTGAAATCTTTATCGTGAAGGATGTAGGCCAGCCTAGCGTTTAGCAAGCCTTCTTCCTCGGTCTGCCCAGACTTCTCGTAAGCTGCTACGACAGTTTCCCATGTATAGCCCTTCTTTTCGAGTAGTTTTTTAGCCCCAATAACACCAACACCCTTAGCTCCTTTGTATCCGTCAGCAGGGTCGCCAGCTAGCGCTTGGATTAAATGGAACCTACGCGCTGCTTCCGGTGAGGTTGTTTTCGTCTCGTCCTTGAGCGGGTTATACCAAGTAATCGGCAGGGTTTCAAAGTCCTTGTCACCTGAGACCGCGATGGTGTTCTTGGGGTCTCTGGTTGCAAGTATACCAATCAAATCATCAGCTTCTAGTTTAGGCTCAGAGATACCCTTGTAGTCCTCAGTAATCCATCCGATAAGCCATTTCAGTCCTACAGGCTTGCGCTTGTCTCTCCTGTTAGCTTTGTAGTCCGGCCATAGGTCGTATCGGTAGTTGGTAGACGTAGAGAACACCGGGATGATGTCGTTTGATTGCAGAGTTTTTGAAAGGTTTGACATGAATGCTTTAACCTCTCGCTTCATGTCGCTCTCCTTACAGGTTAGGGTCCAAGTGTCTTCGTCCCATTTGGTCTCAACCTCACTAGAAAAAGCAGCCCGGTAGGCCAGCATGTCAGCATCTAGTAGTATTTTCTTCATGTTAGTGAGTCTCCTTCCAGTTAGCGCCCACCTTGTATTCCCCATCAAGCGGACATTGGACGTTTAACACCTCTCCAGCTTTCTTGATACTGTCCACAAACAACTGACCAAGCTTGTCGGCTTTGTCAGGGTCACAAGAGAACTGAACCTCATCGTGAACGTTCCCGTGCATCTCGTAGTAGTCTTCGTTGGCACTCTCAGCAAACAACACCAAAGCCTTCTTCATGATAACAGCAGCAGCAGATTGACAGACTAGATTGAGCGCGGAGAAAGCCTTGCGTGCTGGGATGATTCGACCGTCAAGACCCTTGATGGTAGCGGAGCGAGATACCGACTGCTCGATGGCTTTCATCAGAGAGGCAACGGCGGGAATCTTGGCAAGGAACTGCTCCTTCAGCGTTCTACCTTCGCGTTCTCCTCCGTCCACAATCGCACCAATGGCTGCATCACCAGCGCCGTATAACCACATATATATGAATTTTTTTGCTTCGTCTCGGCTAGACAATCCAGCAGCTTCTTGGTTCGCGGTGTGGATATCACCCTCTACAATAGTTTTGGCGTAGCTCCCGTTATCCCAATTAGATAAGTAATGGGCTAATACTCTCAACTCGATTCCCGAAGCGTCAGCTCCCACTAGAACCTTGTTGTCTGGAGCCTTGAACAACTCGCGACACTCAGCTCCGTAAGGTGCTCTGGTGGCGGGTATCTGCCCCAAGTTTGGTTTGTAGTGAGAGCAGCGGCCAGAGTAAGCTCCTAGCGTATCTACGTTACCGTGGATGCGTCCGTTACGCACCATGGTCATCCAAGCATTCTTACCTTCCGCAAGCGCTCCTAGTCTTTTCTGGACGAGAAGGTATTCCAATAGCTTGAGTGCTGATGGCGTCCCTATGTCCTTAAGAACCGCTTCGTTAATCGCAGGGCGCTTACCTTCGTAGGCTGCTGGTTTCCACCCCTGCTCTATGAGACGAGCTGCGATTTGGTCGCGTGAACCGGGATTGAAAGGAATAGTCTTGGTCTTGTTGGGCAGCTTGGTGGCTTCGTTTACTAAAGACTGTTTAATACCCGCTTCTTTTAGGACCGCCTTTAGCTTCGTCTTAGTAGGAGCGGTGTATGTTTTATCTTCCACATCAAGCGACCAACCAATAGGCGACTTAGTCTCTTGAACTGTCGGCTCAAAAAGCTTTTGAAGCTCGTCGCTCAACTCCACACGTCGAGTCATAAGTTTAGCTGTAAGAGCCTCTGCTTTCTTTACGTCGAAAGGAAACCCGTTCTGAACCTGCTTGTTAATCTCTTGCGCGAACTGGTGTTCAAGTAAAAGAGCCTCCTTACTTGGCGAGAGCTTCTTAAGGTGCTCGTAAAGCTTCGCAGTAACTCTTACGTCCTGCTCACAGTAGTCCTGCATCTCCTGAGACCACGTAGTCCAGTCTTCAGTCTCACCGTGGCTGTCCTTGTGGATACCCAAACGCATACCCCAGCACTTCAGCGAGTGACTACCTGCGTATCTAATCTCAACACTCTTCTCTCTAAAGTCGTAGTTCTTTAGGTCTGGGTAGATACACTTAGCCATAATCTTGGTGTCGATTACGAACGGAGGGTTCAACGAAAGGTCTCCGGTTGTGTCCATCTTCAACAAGGCTGGCCAATCAAACCCAATGGAGTTGTGTCCAATCACAATGTCAGCAGCGCCGATTATGCTCATGGCGTTTGTAATCTCTCCCGGTGTCTGGCTGTTGTAGGAGTGCATCTGTCCAGTCTCTAAGTCCATCATGCTGATGCAATGGATGGTCTCTAAGTCTGTCAGGTTCTCCCAATCTTCGATTGCGTTGGTTTCTATGTCTAATACTATTTTCTTCATGGTGTGTTGTTTGTTTCTATGAGTTCGTGTGTTTTAAGTAATATGCCTACGGAGGAGTTATTGTCTCCACCGTGCTTTTCTCTATGAGTTCCTTTTAGGGGTTCAACAATTTTTTTAAGTTCTTCAGCCGGAAGAATGACGTAACGGTCTTCAAGAACGAAACACCAGAAGTCGGCTTCTGACTTGGCAATACCAGACGGCTTGCCTCTTGATTCAAACTCGACAAATACATTGCCAGTAGTCTTTGCCTTGAGGTCGCGTTTGACCTCGATGGTTTTGTTTTCGAGAATGTCAGCGAGCGCTTGCTCTGCCACTTGTCCGACTTTGAGGTCATACTTAAAATTGCTGTTATATTCCATAAATTAGCTGAACGGTGTTTGCTCGCCCTCAACCGGGTCGCTTGATATTTCTTCTTCTAACAAGCGTCCTGTGATGTGGCTGTAGCGGAGCGTAGACGCAAGTCCCGTGTCCCCGCTAAAGCGGTTCTTCAGAACTCGCACGTTGGTCATGTTGCGTGCCTCTGCGTCTTGCTGGTCGCGCTCCAGTCCCAAAACCATGTCACTTAGTTGAGCTATGGCCGCGCTGCCGCGCAGTTGAGCCAAGGTGGTCTCAGCTCCGTTCTCATGGCCTCGTCCCTCTGGTCGCTTGAGGTGACTAACAAGGACAAGACCAATACCACACTCTTCGACAAGCCCACGAAGCTTGGTCATTGTGTTGTCGATGAGACGCCTTTCGTCACCCCCGTCGAGACCTGAAACAATTATAGATAAATGGTCAAGAATCAGGTAACTAACACCCAAAGCTTTGGCCATGTATCGGATGTGATTGAGTAGGTTGTCAGAGTCAAGGCTACCCCAATGGTCGTAGAAGAAAACGCGACCACTACCCACCGTCTCGTCGAACGCGCTTCTGTAATCGTCATCAACCTTAATAGGCTCAAGGTGCAAAAGCTTGTTCATCTCCAGTCCTATGATGGAGTTGGCTGTCCTTTCGATGGATTCCTCCAGAGCTATGTAACCAATCTTTTTATTGGTGCGCTTCAGGAGGTGGTGAGCAAGCTCTTTGGCAACAGCGCTCTTGCCGATACCAGAGCCAGCGCATAGCGTAACAATTTCTCCCAAACGTAGACCATGCGTCTTGTCATTGAGTCCGTCCCATGGGTATGGAACACTGTCGTTTACCTTGCTGGTTGTAAGTCGGTCGAACAGCTCAGCCCCGTCCATGATAGTGTCAGGTCTCCAGAC